GGTAATGACGCTTCGTTAACTTTCATTACACGGAATAATTTATTATTCCAACCGTAGTCGGCATTGGTAACGCTAACCACTTGCCCCGCATCTACTTGAATACCGTAATAAGTAGTGCTAAAAGAAACAATCAAATCTTCGCGTGCTTGTTCCAACAAACGATTGGCAAGGTATTGCGCTTGCACCGAATCGTTAACCAAATCATAAGTAATTGAATACTTGTTAACGGGTTCATTGGGATAAAGTAAACCGCTTGGTGTTTCAAGGTTAACAAATGCCGCTTGGTCGCGGTTTTCTTTAAACGGAAAACGCGCTTCAACTTGGTTAATTGAACTTGTAATGTCGGTTGCACTAACGCGAATTTCGCCAATAATGTTGTTATCGTTAAATGCGTAAGATGTTGTATCTGCTTTGTTTACAACTACCGACCATTGACCCAACGCCGCGTTGTATGTCATCCAAGAATCGCACGCGGTCATAATGCGGTCAATGTTGGAAAGAACCGATTGCCCTGCATCTAGTACGCCGTTAATGCGGTAACGCGCTTGGCTATCAGGGTTGCCATCAGAATCGGTGAATGTAATTAGTTCATCGCCGTAAGTGTTTAACGCTGTTGCGCTTGCGCTGTTAATAAACGATGTATCTACCGCGCCGCCATAAACTGTATTTGTAATGTAGTCATACCAAACATCGCCCGCTTTAGCTACACCCGTGCCATTCAATGTATGGCTAACTTTATAAGTAATTGGCGAAAGTTGCGTAGTGTCTGCATCACGGTTGTAAATCAATTTCACAATAGCAAAGCCCAAGCCGTTCATTTGGCGCGTGCCTGTCCATCGTTGGGCAACGGCAATATCAGAACCGCCCATAACTACGCTTGGCGCTGATGCGCCATTGGTTGATGTGATTACACCGCCCGCAGTAGATTTATAAAGATTGATGTAAAGGTAACCATTTATCTTTGTATTTACATTACCCGCTTCATCAGTAAGGCTAACAACTTTTGTTAAATCTGAACCATCAAATGTAATTTTTCTATCGCCAAAATACATATCGGTTGTGTCAAATGTAAATTGACCATTAGGGCTAATGCTAGAAATAGCCATAACATAGTACATTGTCTTTTGGTCGGTAGTCAGTACCGCATCAACGAATGTGCCGCCCATGTAAGCCGTACCATAAACAACGGGTATAGCATTAACTGCGCTTGGTGGTACTTGCTGCCTAACGCCCATATCTTGTTGTTGTTCGGGGTTTTCCGAAAAGATACGGGTAACAACATAGGAAAGCGCATAATTAACTACAAATGCAGTTGCAACATAAGCAAACGTACCCGCCGCCGCCGCGCCTAAAAATGCCGATGCTACTAATGTTCCAACCATTTTTTATTCCCTAACAAAAGTTGCACCAAGTGGTTTGTACCCTCGGCGCGTGTAATCAATCAATGGCCCGTTTGCAGAAATCGATGTGCAAACAAAATCTACTTCACCCATTTTTAACATTGTTTGGGCGCGTTCATCAAACGCACGCCAAAGCCTACCACCAACCGTACCATTGCGATATTCAGGTTCAACCCACCACAATAGTTCGTTTAACTCTTTCACTTTTGGCGACCAAATATTTGAACTTTTATAAGCCACAATTGCGCCACGCAAATGCGAATCCACAAAAATGAAACCTCTCCCCTGAATAATGCTAAACAATAGTTCTTCAACATAACGGGGGAAATGATTACACGGTTCACCAAGTTTTTTAATTGGGTTTTCGTAGGCATACGCTTCAACTATTTCTAACAATCTTGGTATGTCGTATCTTGTTGCTTGTCTTATCATGGTTCTACTTTTGCGTTTGAATTTTCCATTGTTACTGTAGTTTCGCTTGCTTGTGTTTGTGTCATTGGTGGTGCGCCAAAATCAAAATAAGTATTTGAAATTTCAGCAACGCGGTTCATTGAAGTATCGTTAGGATAAATAAATTGCCAATTATTCTGATTGGTTTTCACGCCCGACAATCTATTTTCTAAAACACGGCGCATTGATGAACAAGAAATAGAACAAGTTGCGACCCTAATTCTTTGTTCGTTATCAAAATCTTCGGTTATTGATACGCTGTTAATGATGCCTTGGTAGCGTTTAAAAAACTGTGTTGTAGGCGTAGTAATGATTTGATTGTTTGTATCAAAGAACCCGCGCCATACTTCTACTAAAGAACCTTTAATATCGTTACTTAGAATGATGCCTACATTGGTTGGGTCAATACCCGTCAATGCAATTGTCATATCGTCTGATGTGGCTTTTATGTCGCGTTGAACATCCCCAACATTCAGCAATGCACCAAGATTAGAAAAAGTAATTCCGCTTACCGTGATGGGTGCGGCGGCGTTACAGAATGTATAAACCGTAGCAGAATTGCCAACGGTTAGGCGCACAAATTCCGCATGGTTAATTTGTGAACCTGTTACGGCGTTGATAGTTGTCATGTTATGTACTCACGGAAAACAAACGGGGCATCCCATTGCACAAACGCGCCATCCGTCATAGGGTTAAGTGTATATGTTGGGCATGATTCTGCAACAACGGTAAAGGTGCAAGCATTACCAACATAAACAGTTGTCCCTGATGATGGCGTGCCAATCAACGGGCGGTTAATTCCTACTGATGAACCCGCGCTATCGGCGGTCACTTTGTAGGTGTAACCGTTAATCATAATAAAATCGCCCGCCTTAAATGTACCGTTAGAAGTTAAGGCAAGTGTTTGTGTGTTTGGCGTAGGCGTACCGTTTAGCGTAGCCGCTGTAGCAGTACCGCGCATTTCGGTAAACCAAGAAAGGTTAGAACTATTAAAAGTAATAGTTTCGGGTAATTGCCTATCTTTATTGTCGATAGTTTGGATTACATCCCGAACTTGCGGATAGTAAAGGTACGAATGGGGTTGAATCGTAAACACCCAAGGCACGGCGGTTAAGTATTGCGCAACGGTGATGTAACCCGAACGCGCCACCTGTTGCCCAACCATACGGCGATTGTTTACCGTCATGGATTGCTGAATATTAAAAATGGTTTGGAAACTCATGCCCGACCCCTATTCACCGCCAACGATTTATTAGCGTACTGGTTTGCCGCCCAAATTGCGTTAGAACTACCGTATAGGCGTTCTTCAAACGATTTAGTATCAATGGCGTTAATGTAATTGTTTGTGACCATCGTAGTGCCTCCCGCGCCCGCTAAAGCATGGTTAGGAATTACTGTGCCCGATGAACGGGGAACAAACAGTTCTGGCCCGCGTTCGCCAACAACATAAGGCGTATTAGCACTAGCAGAACCACCATCAGCTAAGAACCCGCCAAGGTCTAAATTGCCGTATGCGTTGCCAGTACCAAAGCCACCGCCCGCGTACATACCAAACAACGATTTAAACAAACCTGTTGCTGATGCCTTTAGTTGAATGGCAATCAAATCTTGAATGATGCTACGCGCCAAAGATTTAAACGATAACTTGCCTGTGCGTACAAAGTTATCTAATGCGCTTTCCATGTTGCCCATTACGGATTGAAAAGCCTTTGCGCCGTTTTCTAAATCGGTGGGCAAATCACGGAAAAACTTAGCGCCTTCTTTTAAGAAACCTTGTTCGCCCGTTCCTTCGCGTTGCGCTTTAACCGCTTGATTTTGTGCGCGTAGATAGCGTTCTGTGGCATCTGCTAATGCGTTTTCTCTTAGTACTAATTGTTCTTTGGCATCCGCATCTAACATATTGTTGCGGTTAATTTCTTGAATAGCGTCTAACCGTTTTTGTTCTGTTAAATATAAATCTCTTGTTAATTGCGCATCTTCCGAACGCATATCCAATGTTTTTTGGTCAATAAATAACAGTTGATTTTTAATTTCTAATTGCCGTTGTTCTTTTTCAATTCGCTTTGCTTCGTTTGTATATGCGGCTACTTGTTGACCTTCAATGTCAAAAAGTGTTTTGGCATATTTTTGCGCTTCACGGTTTGCATCTTGAATTGCTTTTAATCTTGCGCGTTCTGCGGCATCATCATCTTTATTTTTAAAAGGCGTTACTTTTCTACCACTACTAGGAGTTGTTGCGCTGCCCTTTTTCCCTAACGCATCTACAGAATTACCATATTCACTAACACCCATTACTTTGTTAATAAACCTGTCAAGGTCTTGTCGCGCAATAATGTCTGCTATTTCTTTTTTGCCAAATACATTTTCAAATTCTTTATCATCATAAGATGGAATAAAACTTTTAAAAATTGTTGCTGTTAATTGCATTTGTCTAAGCAAGCCGCCTAGAACAAACGCAACATCAGCAATAGATATTGCTATGGTTTGAAAAACTGTTCTAAATATCGGGCCTAGCAGATTTGTTTCACCCGCTAAATCTTTAATGTAGTCTATGGTTGCTTTTAAAATTGGCCCAAGTTGTACCGCCAATGTTGTCATTACATCACGCGATGTTTGGGCTAACAAATCATAAGTTTCTGCGGCATCTTTAATTGCTTTTTCTTGTTCTTTAATTAAAGGATTTGCTTTTGCCATTTGGTCAGCAAAGCCAACCATGTCAACGCCTCTGGCGGCTTTGGAAAAAATATCCATTGCCATTGCGTTGCGGGTAATTGGGTCTTCAATTTCCGCTAAATTCGCAACAAACTTATTAAGTAATTCTTCTTGGGAAAGTTTGCCTAAATCTTTTAAAGTAACGCCTAAAGCCGCCGCTGTTTTTTGCGCCTTTTCTGAACCACCTGCGGCATCGTCAATAAACTTGGCAAACGCCGATAGCATCTTGCCCGCGTTATCCGCTTTGCCGCCTGAATTAGCAAGCGCGTTAGATAGTTGTAAAACCGTGCCTATGGCTACTTCGTTTGCTTCGGCTACATCGGCTAATTCATCGGCATATTGAAGCGCCGCGGCACTAGCAGCAACCAATGCGGTTGCGCCAATCTTGCCAAACTTTTCTGCGGATTCGCTAAACTTTTCTAATTTCTTTCCCGCGGCTTCAATACCTTTATTGAATTCCGCGGTATCTATCCCTAGGGCTA